GCGGTTTGGCAGGCAATTGCAGGAAGAAAGTATCGCCCTGCGTTTGGAAGGTTTTGGTCACAATGCGCGTCGAGTATCCGGTTTCCTGCACGTAGCTAAGCAGGCGGAATTCGATATCCAAACCGGCCTCAACCGGGGAAATCATGCGCAGTTTATTCGTGGTTTGGTCGATGCTGTAGGTGGTGATCGGTTGCAGCGTCGAGGCCACGAAGCAGAAGATATGCGCCGCGCTTTCTACAGCTTGTCCCAAATCATATTCGACCTGTGCACCATCACCCACGAATTCCAACGTGGTGAAGATTGCCCGCGTACCAGTGCTTGGCGATTTGGTGAAAACACGCAAATCAATTGGCACGTTTGTCGGGATATTTTCCGCAAATTCAACCTCGGAAGCCGCCAGCTGGAATGCCGAACGGTGCTGCGTGGTCAAACCGATTGCCGGATAAATATAGTTGGCGTTTTCTGCCACTAGATCGCCGGTCGAGTAGCGCGAAACGTCACCGCCGCCCATGAAGTTGAGGGCGTTTACATCGAGTTTCGAAGGCCCGGTGAAAAGCGTGGAAATGATGCGCGATGCAGCTTTCGGCGGTTGCCAAACCAACGTGCCATCGGTGCCGGGGGTCAATACCCAGTCTTGCGGGATTTCGTTTGTGTCTGGAATTACCAGATTGCCCGAACCCCCGCCAGAATTGGAGCCACCAGCGTTTACCAGTTTCCAGATTGCGATAGTTGATTGCGCAAGGTTTGCCAACGCTTTGGAATCTGGATCGCGGAATTCCTGTGCGCCAGCATTCCAGCGATAACGCCGCGTTTGCCCTTCGCCACTGCCTGCCACAACGTGCACCAAAACTTGTTCATCAGCGGCCCAAGTGAGCGAACTGGTGATTTTGAATGTGGTGCTGGTGGCACTGCTTGGAATTCCGTTAAACACGCGCAAATGGTCGGTGAAGCCCCATTGAAACGAACCTGCCCCGTAACGCATGGCGATTACAGGGCTGGAAGTGCCATCGGGATTTCGTTTGCCATTCAACAGCGAAATTTGGTTGAAATCCGTTTGCGACGGGCTAGGCAATTGGTACACAAAAGCCGTGCTCGGTACGGATTCCCATTCGCCAACAGAAACGTTAATGGTTGTGAGGTCAGCCCGCGAGGTTGCGAGCACAACCGAGAGCCGTGTGGGTTCGTTTGGATTGAGAATATACGGCTGGCCGAAAACAGCACGACCAAACGCAATATTTCCCTCAAACATCACCACAACTTCTTTGACTTCAGTCGGGGCGGTAAGTCCGCGAGTGTCGATAGTCAGCACAAACCGAGCAACCTTCGCGCTCAAGGTTTCCACGTGGTGAATTTGTCCACCACAAATGTAATTGCCGACGATATCGGTGTGTTGGGTACTGGTGGGATACAGCGCGGAATCGCCCATTTTGAACGAAACCGGTTTGATCAGAATACCACCGGCGCTAGCGTTGTTGAGCGCCTGTTCCCCAGCGTCGAGTAAAACCAGCTTGTCAGTCATTTATTTATTCCATCGGCTGAGTTACGCGGTCTTCAATGCAGTAGTAAACCTGTGTCCGATCAAACAGCAAACCGAATCCCATTTTACGACCGCATTTTGGGCACATGGACGGGTCAACGTTGGACAGTGCAGAGGCCGTGGCCACTTCCGCGTTTTCATTGGTAGCCGAGGCAACAGCCAATTGCTGGGCTTTGGCTTCTTTTTGCTGGCGCAGAATATCCAGCGGATTAATGATTTTGGTCATGTGGCCCCCGTTAATGAAGTGAAATGGGCACCCGTAAAGATGCCCTGATATCTATTAAATTATGGACCTTCAATACCGGTTTCCGGGTTTTCTTCTGGAATTTCTTCAGGTGGCGGCGTTGGTGTGATGGTCCACACGTAGTTGCTGATGTATTCCACGTTACCGGTCAGCACCGCGCTAAACGGATCGGATGTTTCCCAATAGAACACGTTTTCCAACAGAATATCGTTGGTGTTTTCCGGTTGGGTAACGATGTTTTCCGATTCAACGAACGATGTTTTAAACGAACCGGTTACGGTCTTGGTTTGCGGCAACGCAATGCCTTGCTTCTGTGCAATTGGATCGTAAGCATCAATGGAATATTCGAAGTCCATTGTGACCTGAACGTTACGCGTTTCTTCCACCGGGTTTTCCCAAACGGTATCGAGCCAAATACCACGGAAGTTCAACCACTCTTCGCCGTAAGTCCATTTGGCCTCGGTGGCCCCGCCGTTATCCAGCACAATCGAGCTTTGAACAATGGTTTTATCTAGGCTATTGACCGGTTTGGCCGCTGCCATTTCGATTCGACCAAAGAACAACTGCTGGCCGTCATATTCAAACACGACACTCAAACTATCGCCGGGATCGCGGGCACACATAACGCTAAACATGAATGCGTTTTCGTACCCGTAATCTTTGCCACTCCCCTGATAGGTAATGGTGAATCCTTCGGACCCGGTGAGCCGCACGCGGTACGTGTCGGGTTCAAAGTATTCCTCCGGTTCAAACCAATCGCCGTTTTCATCCGAACCTTGAATAACAAAATGGTATTCTTTTAGCTCGGATTCAGCTGTACGGTTTGGCAATTGAATCGTTTGGTCTTTGCTGATTGCCCCGTACAACTGGTATCCACCAGTGCCCGTAATATCCTTTACTTCACCATTGGCCTTGATTGGCGAACTTTGGGCACTGATGCAGGCTAGGCGCATGGTCGGGATATAGTTTGGATCACGCACCCGAATATCAATACAGCGATAGTCGGATAATTGGCCCAAATCGGTTCGAATTGCATAGGTCACGGAATCGCGACCATACATCCCGTAATACGAGCAATACAGCAGGCTTTCCCCATCGTGTGAAGGCCGACAAAAACCAATAGCGCCCTGCGTAATGCAAATGGGTTTGGCGTGCACTGCAACCTTTTGCCCATCGCGGCGATCCGTGCCGTATGCAGATTGATCAGTATTGTCGTAATGCAAAAGATTGGTGGCCGGTATGGTCAACCATTTCTCTGACATATCAACGAATTGATCGTCGTCAATGAATTCCAGTTTGCCCAAGATTGGTTTGGTAAACGTTACCTTTTGGCCCGATACCGTGTAGCCGTCAACCATGCGGATTCCATCATGGTAAACTTCCAAAAGTTCTGCACTATTGGGCACGAAAGGCAGTGTAATCAGGCTCATATTCGAACCTGATTGGCTGAAGGTGCGGGCGAAGCGCTGGCGCCCGTACATACGGATACGCAGCGCCATATATTTCGAAAGCGGTTTAATGTTCCGCAAGTTTGGAGTAATTGCAATCATCCGTATGTAACCCTGTAGGATTTCTGCCCCAAATCGTGGCCAACGGTGCGGTAAACGTACCAGCTAACCTCGACTCCGTTTTGCGTTTGTTTGTGCACTGCTGGAATACTGGAACCATCCGGCCCCGCCCAGCCCATTTCGGTATTAGTCGCCACGTCGATAAACTTCACAGGACCGAAAACAGTTGGCACCATGAAATAACCGTAGCCCACGAAATCATCACGGAACGAATCGTCGGAAACACCGATTGCTTGTTCAAACAGCGTGCCGTAATCATCCACCACTTCTGCCTGCCCTGTGCAATAAACCGGACCACTACCCAAGACCAGCACGGTTTTAGTTCCTTGCACCACGGTGTTTTCGTAGGTGAATTCAGCAGCAATGGTAAACGTTTGATTTACTACCGCGCCCTGCACCAGCACGTTACCATCGGCAAACATGTGCAAATTCAATGCGTCGGTAATGATTTGCCATTGCGGCGTAACGTTGATTCCTTGGCCCGCCACAATGCCGGTATCTGGTGTGTAGGCTTCGGCACTGAATCGCTCTTTTACCCCGATTTGAATTGTGTCGGGGCCAGTGATTCCAAGGCCGATATAAGCCGCATCGACCGGCACCACCGTAACCGCCATGCTGTCAGTAACGGTATAGCCACCACACGACCAAACGGCAGTAATGGTGAACTGTAGATCCTGATTCAGTTTGCAGGTAACGAAGCCGTTTTCATCGACAATTACGTTTTCGTTATCGACCGTCCAATCGCTACTAACCAACAATTCATTGGTGCAGTTTTTGAACAGAATCGCTTGGCTAAACGAGGCAATTTGTGTCGAGTAAATCACGGAATTGCCAATGATACGACTTGATACCGGAACGTCAGGGCCTTTGGGCGCCACATAACGCACAGTCACCGGATATTCCGCCACTTCGCGGAAATACGTCGCACGCACCATAACCTGCATATCGTAATCAACCGGGCGCCCAGTAACCACGCCATAACCGCCAATATCAGCAGCCACAAAATCGGCATTGGTATCGAGCGTGTAGATTTCCCACTGCGGATGCACCGTGGCAAAAGAACCATCTTCATACATTGCGGTCGCGGTCAAAACGATTCGATCCAGCGAATCAACTGCGTCAGGGCCAGTGATCAGAAGGCCGGTAATGCTGTTGCGCGTAGACTGGCAAACAATGGTTTTCGTCTGCTGGTAAGAACGCCCGTTTTCCACATAGGAAATTTGCAGGTTGATCAACGATTCTTCCGGTTCGTCAATCAGCAATTCCCCATCGATCAAGGTTGCCCAGTCCATTTCTGGATTGAGTGCCCAAATCGGCTGAATGGGGATAATGCGCCCGTCGGTGTACTGCGCGTATGCCAGATAGGTGTTGATATTTCCAACACGTACCGAATCCGG